CTGCTCACGGATTACTGCTATTTGGATTGGACGCACAGTTGAGCGCCACTTTCCATCGGCAGGAAGCAGTTGAAGGTCATGAGACGTTATGAGAAAATTAGATCCGTGTCGGTTTGCGCTCGGTTCTAATGGACTCAACTCAAATCGGCCTTCAGGGACTGGTAATCCCGCCGACACATAAATACTACTTCAGATTGCCGTATCGATCAACCTGTTTAGATACCACTGGGCCTTCTTCAAGTCTTCTATCGGCGCACCCTTGTACTTGTGTCTGTGTAAATACTTGATGCAGTTACCCAGCAAGTAGGCACCATACTCCTTCCCCAGCTGCTGCTTGATGTAATCAATACACTCAATGTCCCCAACGTTGTAATGTGGAGGCTCATCGACAGCTAACCACTTAACCTGATTCCATTCTTCTTTAGTTGCATCTGGCATTTTTCATGATTCTCCAAATTGAATATTTGCTCCAATTTTCTCCTCGTCGAGAAATTCCTTTATCATTCAATAAATTTGCTATGTCTTTTTGAGAATGTTTTTCACTTAATTGCACGATTTTTTTAATGATCTTTTGCTCACCTACATGATCGATCAAAAACATACCTCTAAGTTTTTTCCCGTATGGGACATTTCCCCCACAATACATTCCCGCCGCCTTTCGTTCATCCATTGCTTTTTTAGTAAGAGCAGACGTTTTCAACAAATGCGGTGAATGAACTTTTGAATGACATGGCGCACAAAGATTAACCGTCTTAGTGCCTCCTAATGATCTAGGTACAACGTGATGAGCGTGATCGGCTTGAACTCCGCATTCAAAGCACACCAATCCTTTTCTTTTCGACTTTAATTTTGGCATTAAATTCAGCCAACATCTCACGATAATCTTTGGCATATAGCTTAATCGGCCTAGATTGATTTGCAAGCATCCTATCAACGTGATCTTTTCCGAAATTCCTAATCATAAACATCGTATACACTTGCGCTGCGGAGCCGTGTTTCATCCCGTACAGATTACAAGCAGGGCACTGGGGCCAAACATTGTCAGGATCTAATGAGTAAAAACTGGACTTACCTTTCGGCAGAAAATGCCCACCGTGAATTGTGGTGTAATGTCTAACGTCTCCGCACGTCACGCATTCACAAAAACCGTTGTCGTCTGCTTCCTCCAACCTTCGGAGTAATTGAAAAGCCGTTAGGCATTTAGATCTGAGCGTTGCGGGCACGTCTGAATTCCGAATCTTTAGGATTCGTCAATTGTACCCCATGATCAAGACCCCAGTGAAAAACCTGTTCCATAAAGAAGTGCATTTCACCCTTATCCAATGATGACGTTGACCTTAACTGATTTGGAATCGTAGTGCTTCCAACTACCACGTCTTCAGTCCCTAAGAATTCATTCTTCATTAACTGCTTCATCTGTTCCGGTGTGATCGGAACTTTCTTGGAAAAGTGACTCGACATCTCGCCGCACCACATATGAAACAAAGCGTTCTGACTTAAAGTCCTAGCCGTGGAATATGCTTCCAGCTTCCAAGCAACTGGTCTTTCATAGTTCCAGTCTTCCAAAGACTTGCGAAAAAAAGCCAGAACGTCATCAATGTCCCTGCGGTTTTGTATTAACCAGAATTGTCCTTTCATCGCCTTATTGCATCCCATAAATCTTCAACAATAGCCTTGATCTCATCCCATAATTTCTTAATCATTGCTCAACTCCAAAAAATCAAATGGGTGAATCTTCAACTGATCGCAAATCTTACAGATCAAAGATAACTTTGCGTCTTCCCTGTACCTCCATTGTGATACCTGTTGTTTGGTAATACCAAGACGGGTAGCGAGTTCCGTAGAACTCACCCCCTTCTTGATCTGTGCGAGCCTCAAAGACTTCCCAAAGTTAAAACGGCAAGTCATCGTCTTCTACCGATGAAGGATTTGAAGAAACGTAAACGTCTTGGATCTTCCCAGTCATGACCGGCTGATTGCCAGAAGCTCCCAATACAACGGTATCACGTTTCCATAACGCGATGTCTATTGTCTCACCTTCTTTGATGTCACGGTGAGCAACGACTTTACCAGATAGGATCGGTGCTGACCCTCCCTTGTCGTTCTTCCAAAGACTTACTTTCCCGCGATTGTCATATTCCATTTATATTCTCCCTATCAGAGCTAAGTTACTTTCTAAGTCTTCCAGCAATTTATCAACCGCCGCTGAAAGTGAAGCGATATACTTACCGTCCCTTTTGACGTTCATAATTAGATTTGGCAAATCAGGGTGATAACTCATGAACCAGTAATCTGGTAGGCCCATTAGCCACATCGTCCCTTGGACTTGCGCGTAATACTCCGAAGGCATCTCACCGTTCTTGTGATAGTCGATCAAATACTTAACGTGAGTTGTGTGCATCGGGCATTTAATTTCAAGTCCTGCATCTTCAGTCAACCGATCAGGGCTGCAACCAACAGTTTGATCATCGTTAGTTACGAACCCGATCTCCCTGCAAACTAGATCTTCTTGAAAGCTGAACACATCAGCGGCTTCAGGCTCTAAGTCTCGCCCTCTTTTCATGTGGAACGTATCGAAGCCTTCAAACCTTTTACCAGACATCTTCTCAGCCAGCAGTTCGTGCATGTACCTCTCGCTTGACGCACTAGGCTTGCCCGTGGGGGTCAGAAGATCTTTAAACCGACTTGCAGACGGCACTCCAAGACGTAACGCAAACCATGCTTCAGAGCCTTGTTCGACGTTGTGGATCTTCATAGCGAACACCTAATCAAAAAATTATGCTCAACCGATCCAGTAGGTGGATCAAAGTTAGCAACACAATCTAATAGATCTAAACCTTCTTCTCCATCAGTTATCAAAGGTTTTTTATGATCGTGTCGAAAGTCACGTTTACAAAGCAAAAGACCAAAATTTTTGAACCTTTTCTTCTTTGCACTAAAAATGATTGATTTATGGTTTTGATCAAGAATAGCTTGTTCATGATCTTTGTAAGTTACATCTGGCACGTTAGATCGAACAAATACATCAATGCACTGTATTTTTTTTCTTAACTGATCAGTGATATCAACATAAGTAGCCATCATTTCTTAGCCTGTTTAGCTTTCTTCTGCTGAAGCTGTTTTTTAGCCCTTTGGTACTGATCCTCAGTCATGCTTTTAAGGTTCTCAACACCATATACTTTAAGAAATGCAGACTTACTCGATTGAGTCGCATCTAGCATTGCGTCAAGATGTGCGACCTTCTCATCACTGATGTCTTCGATGCCTAGATCCTGCGCGTCTGTATCTTCGTCAGCGCAGACTGCCCACATTGATTGAGCTTGATATCTTTTTAAATACGTTGCGATGCTTCCAAGGTCTTGGATAGGGTTTTTGCTTTGTGGCGGAAGCTCAACACTGGCAACTTGTTTTATCCATTGCCCGCTAGAATGGCTGATTTGACTTGTAACAGCCACGTTGCCGCTGTAAGCCTCAACCCCTTGGACGAACGATAAGCCGTTAGCAGCCGCCACTGGCCTTATACAGCCCAGAACAGACGTTAAATCAGCGTATTCATTCTTGAAGAAAGTGTTCTTCGTGTTTTTGCTTGGATTACGAATTTCAGACTGTGCTTTAGCAAGCGCCGCTGTTAGTTCGTTGATGCTTTCTGATTGTTCCATTGTCTTCTCCTTTGTTGAAACGCTTACATCGTAAACGAATCATGTTAAGAAGTAAACAAAACGGACGATATGAATTAGAAGGGATTGTGGTAAAATGTAGTTTCTTCTCCCCCGCGCTCTCCAGCGCACTGGCCCACTTCGGTGGGCCTTTTATTTAGTAAGTCCAGATAACTGGGGTAGTTTGACGCATATCCACATGAACGAAAGTCTTGGCTATACCGACTCCGCTCATCCCAAGCTCAAGAGCTTTTGAAACAATAATAAAACGCTGAGCGCCGTTGCTAATAGCAATATCAGCAGCAAAGCCTGTTGTGTGCTGTCCTCCACCATTAGGTTTAGCAGCTTCGATAGAATGCTTCGGACTACGATACCCAGACGTAATTTTAAACGGGAAGCCGCACTCATGGCGTAGCACATCCAACGCTGTAACAAATTCTTCTTTAATTTCATTCTCACCAGTCTCCTGACAAGCAAATTCTTCTAACGTGAAATACTTAAACATCACTTATCCCTGTGTACCGAATTTTTCTTTTCGTAGGTTCTCATTGCCCCTAACCCGAGCATTCCCATGAGGACGGGCATCATGGTCTCCAAGGGGACTAGAGGTATAACTATGTCTATACCTAACAAGGCCAGCACAAAGTTGCTAAATGGGATAGTAATAAAGTTCCCAAACATGCCCAGAACGCACACCCAACCCACTGCGGGTCGCCAGCCGGACACGAACAGCGACTTGTGGGCCGCTTCGACCTGATTGATAGCCATCTGGCCTTTAGCAATTTCTTGCGCGTATTTCTGCGACATGGTTGCAATTTCATGCGCCAAGGCGTTCTTCTGGTCTTTGTCCTCTATGAACTTGTCTAACAGTCCCGTGACTGGCCCGATCAGCTTGTCTATCACTGCTTGGCCTTGCCGACATTAAGTGCAAACATCTCCAACACCTTATAGATCTTGCCAATTATGGCATCGTCTTTTGGCGTAGGGGTTACTGCACAAATTGCACTACAAAACGCGACTAAGGTCGTTAATAGGTTCAGATATTCCATTTGATTCTCCGTCAATTTCGCAAGCCGTGATTATCTTGCCGTAAGTTAATCGTTCTGCCATCTTCTCACATGCTTCTAAGGTGTCAAACTCTATGCGATCAGGATTTATCCAAGTCCCGATCATAATAATTAAAATGTACATTACTTCCTTATCAATTCATTGATGGCTTTCCAAGCCTCTACCATTTTACTTTCTAAGACTTCAAGCCTGTTAAGAATCTTACCAATCGTTAAAACTAAGATGAATATCCCAGCGGCAATAGGCCAACCACTGACGATAACTTCCCATTCTTCCATGATTTCTACCTAAAAATTTGTGTAAAAATACAAAGCTGACATCAATATCCCGAGACAAGTAGCGCCCCACCCAAAAATGATACCAATTAACTTCATATTTTCGCGGAATTGCCTTCTTTGCATTCTAATCTTAGAGACTTCTTTTTCATGCGCTAACCTAGATTCTTCCATTCGTCGTTTAATGCTGGCATACAAGTCGCCTTGACCCTGCATCAGACAAATGTCTTGTAGTTGTCGATCAAAATTCTTTAGTTGGCGAGTTATAGACTCCATCTTCAGAGCCTCTTGATAACTCATCTTGCCAGCACCCTTCTTCTCAGCATCTTGGGCCTTTTCAGTAGCAGTCGCCCAGCGGCCAATTACCCCAGAAAGATCGCTTCCGTTACCCTTTGCTTCTTTTAAAGTTTGTATCGCAGCATTCACACTTTGAACTGCTGCAATCGCTGCTGAGATTTCTGCGAGCATAGAGCATCATTTTAACCATTACTTTATTCGACTAATTCACCCGCTGGTTCTAAGTCTTCTTTGATTGAGTTTACGTAAGCCTGAAAGACTGTCTGCAATTCCTGCTGCTGAAGATTCATTGACCGGATCTGTGCGTTGATTTCCTGCATACGCGCAACCTTTGCCTGTACTTCTTCAGGCAAGTCATCAATTTCATACTCTAAATCATCAATCCTTAACGTCCCCATCTTCCTCTCCCTTTTTAAAGATAGCTTGAATAGTTCGTGATTCCCAGATCCTAAGACCTAGCCAAATAATAGTTAGCGAGGCAGCAACATCAGGCAACCATCCAGCTATTGTAGCGATTCCACCAGTGACTGCAACGCCATCGAGGACTGTTTTGACCGCCTCCTCGTCTACCACGGGACACCCGAGCCCTGCGTTGGGTTCTTCTGTGCTTCAATGTTAGCCGCCAGTGATGCTTCAATAGCGTCTTTGTCAACACCGTCAGCGAAGCACCATGACAGCGCCAGTTCCTCAGAAATGCTGTCGTAATCCACCCAGTCTGAGCTAGAAGGATCTGGTGTGAAGCCAGCAGTGCCGTAGTTAGAAGCACTATAGGTCACAGCGTCATCGCCTTCTCCTACGGTCTCTGATGCGTTAGCTCGCCAGTGACATACGACTACGCCACCGTCTGCAAGCGTTCTTTCCATTTGACTGATTTGCCATACTGTTGTCATGTTGTTTCTCCTATTAAATTGCTGCGATGATGAAGGCTAAAAGTTCTGAATAACGCACACCCATGCGGCTACGTTCTTCACCAGTTTCTTCGTCTGTCCAAGTGCTGTTGATAAACATTGCGTAGTCACCAGCGTCTAAACCTTCAGCAGCGAAAACAGCCTGTAGGTCTTGTGCAATGATTCCAAAGTGTGTACGAGCTTCGTCACCTTTTTCAGCTACTGAAGATTTCCAGCGGAACTTGCGCAATAGACCTTTACAAACTACAGCGACACGTTGCTCTGCGTCAGAAAGCTCTTCAATGTCTTGCTTTTCGTTGCGGTCAGAAGTTTGGATAGTGCCGTTGGTGGCGTAGATGTCATCAAATCTTCCTGCTGAATAGCCCAAGTCGATAGCATTATCACGCGGTGCGCCTGTTGTTGTGCATGGATGAACGATTGAGGCTGAAAACCTTAAACCTGAGTCTGTCGAATAGGGGCTGGAAATGTATAAAGAATCATTTATAGTACCAATACTACCTACGGCTGTAGTGCCTTTGTAAAAGTTTAATATGTTTCCATCGTCCGTAAGGTTTACTAAGGCTAGTGGAGAAGAAGAACGCTGTATTTGAACTTTACCTGCTGTACCGCCTTGAGCTAGTTCAACGCCTGCTGTGGTAAAACTAGATGACGACTTACCCACCAGCAAGTTCCCGCTGGCATCAAGGCGCATATCCTCACCGCCATCAGAGCCAAACCAACGATGGTAGCCACCAGTTTTGTAGCCTGTGTAGCCGTAGTGCGAGCCGCCTAGTAATTGATATGACTGGCTAGTGCTTAGATTTAATATGCCTCTGTTTGTAGCATCAGCAGTAATTGATAAACCAGTTGTAGTATCGGTTCTAACACCGCCTGACAGGTAAAGGTCTTTGAAGCGCCTTTGTGTGCCGCCACTTGAATAGCCTAAATCAACCTCTGCATCTCTTGCTGCATTCGTAGTTGTGTTGTGAGGAAGAACAGAATTAACACTTGCGGCAAACAGTAGGCCGGTATCACCAGTTCCAATGTAAGAGTTTCCGCTTAAAGTACCAATACTACCTACGGTTGCGCCGTCTTTGCGGAACTGTGCAATATCGCCGTCAACGCCTGTATTATTCAACAACAACGCAGGGTCTGTCGCTGTAGTAGATTCTTTGGCGAGATTTATACTGCCGTTAGCAAACAGGTTTATACCGCCACCGCTTGTATCGTTGAAGAGGCTTGTAGACGTAGTCCCCAACAAAAAATTGCCGTCATGATCCAGCCTAGCCTTTTCCGTTGCATCTGCGCTTGGACCGTTTGTAAAAAACACAAGGTCATGCTCAGAGTTTGAACTAATTTGCTCTGCTCTGATGATCGCCTTGCGAGTGTCGTTTCGGCCTAGCCAGATTTCTGCATCGTAGCCAGAAGTTGATGCCATAACCTTTGAGATAACGTGTGCGTTTTCTGCTGCTAGATGGAGCAGACCTGTAGGCGAATCCGTACCAATCCCGACGCCTGTATCATTAATACGCATACGCTCAGTGACAGTACCTCCGTTGTTTGAAGTCTTGAAAGTTAAAGCGCCTAAATTCCCAGAGTATCTAATTGATTCTAATTCACACGTTCCAGAGGTAGCGTTGCTTACCGTACTGTGCATAAACTTAATAGATGTTCCAGAGCCAGCAGAAGTAGATCCATTGCGAAGTTGAATCATAGGCACAACAGCGCCAGCACTTGTCTTTAGTATCTCGATAGGCTGTGCTGGAGTCGTAGTCCCAATACCCAAAGACTCCGCAGAACTATCCCAGAAGAACTTGGCGGCTCCTGAGTTATCATAAAAGCTGATGTCTCCTGTGCCACCATCAATTAAAAGACGGTCAGTGGCTGTTCCTTCATCGTCGCTTAGTTTTTGAATTACAAAATTACCAGCATTTTGACGCAGACGATGGTTGCTGTCCGTAACTCCAGACTCCATAAAGTTAAGCATAGGTGCGGTGCTGACAAAGCGAACAGGAGTACCATCAACAGT